AAAAATCATATGTTCCACCAGTTCCAGAGCCATTCTCTAGTTCTATTTCAAAACGAGCAAATTCTCCACCCTCTTCTACATCGGTTGATGCAAACTCTACTAAAATACGAACGGTATCTGGAACAGAGGCAGAATCGCCATCTTTATTAATAAGAGAAAATGCAAGTCTTAATTGATCTGTTGGAGCATTTCTTGAAAAATCTACATCTGCACCAGTTAAATGTATATGATTTGAACCAGGCTCTATATAGAAATGTCCTCCAGCACTGCCAGTTGATGGGTCTATAGTTAAGTCAGCATCATCACCAACCACAACAATCATATTATTTAAAAATCTACAGCGCTCATATCTATCTGCTCTTGATGGTTTATAAAATATTGAGTTATCTGCATTTGTTTGAAATACAGGATCGGATGTTGCAATAATATTGTCATCATTTGGATCATCTAACGGCTCAGTAATTGTAGGAATCGATGTTGCTGCAGACTGATCATGATATTGCCAATTTTCTCCTGTAGTAAATGCAAAAACAGTTTTGCTATCATAAGCACCAGCAGATGGATTTGATCCTGCTGAATACAATGCTATTTCTGTTATTTCATATCTTTCTTCTGTTGGTAACTCTGCTGTTAGGACTATTTTTTCAGTACCCTCGTCATTTACGAACCCACGTGATGAAATAGGAACACGAAACATCTCAAAATCAAGATTTTGTTTTGTTGAATAATCTCCATAAGGGTCTGCAGTAGCCAGTGGCTGTGCCCCACATCCTACAGCAATATAAGACGCATATGCTGGTGCCTGTCCAAGCAGGTACTTGCCAATAATCGATTTTCCAGTGTCTGTAATCATAGTTCCGCCTCATATATTGTACCACTTGAAGTAATTTCTGCCTGAACCTGCTCTGCCTCTTCAACATTGATTACTTCTATTACCAAATCGCCAGTTTCTGGATCCACATATACATGCTCTCCGTTTGGCCCATTTCCAACACCTGGAACTTTGGTATCAAACTTAATAGAAAAATTTTGGAAATATTTGTCAGAGGTGGCCTGCAAACTTACAATATTGTTTGGGTTGTATTGCTGTTGAATAGCAGAAAGATTTTTTATAGGTTGATAGATTATTGGTTGCCCATTTACAGTATCATTTCTAGCAATATTAATTAACTCTTGTCCGCCTATATTTTCAAATATTAGGTCAGCCAAAATCTCTACTGGAGTTGTTTCTTCATTAAATAAAATTGTATCTATCGGAGCGGTAAGAACTGGATTTACAGAAAATGCGCTTATGTTTAATCCAGCATTGTTTGGTGTTAATGGTAATGCTGATACTGATTCGTCTGACATTTTATACCTCGCTTAAATACAGAGTCATGTTAGGACCGTCTGTATCTCTTCCATACTTAATATTATATATTACAAATCTGTCTGTAGTTGGGGCAACAAGATCCATTCCAGTACTATCTTGGTAAGTGATTGTAACTATATCTCCAAGTTGTAGCGTAGGAATTGAAAATGTGTTTACTCCTACAGCCTTTTTAGGATTCATAACTTTATTTATAATCCAGCCCATTAATTGTTCTGCATCATCTTGACTCTGAATATATGGACTTTCAATTGCAAATTCATTCTTTCCATATATAATTCTGCTTTGTTTTATTTCGTCATACTTTGCTTTTTCTACTAGAGGAGATGTGATTACTGCGCTTCCTTGAAGTTGTGGGTTAGAAAAATTACTTTTCTTTTTAAAATATTCATCTACTGTTAACTCATAGGTTGTGTCTTGAGTAAAAGTTACCCCTTGAATTCTTAAATAGTTTCCAGTTGTTTCATCTAGGTTTAAGGCGGTATCTGTAGAATTAAATATCAAAAATTCTGCACCATATGAGTCTGCCTGAAAACCAGAAACGGTATATCCCTTAATTCTATTAATTGTTGGCGAAAGTTCTGCATAAAGGGCAGGATATGATCTATCGTATTTAATATCAAAATATGCACACTCACGCATAATTGTGCCAAACTCATCAAAATACATGTAATATCTTGGAGGCTGTGTAGAACTTAGTCCATCTAGATAAGTTGCTTGTAAGATGCCGCTCATAGCATATTTTCTAAAAGATTCATTAGCGTCAATATTGGTATCACCAAATACACTAGATAAAGTTTCACCAACTGTAAAAACGGTATTTTGAGAATAATTTTCTGCAAGGGCATAGATATTTTCAAACATTACTCTTGAAGATCCACGAACAAACATTGCAGCATTGTTGTAAATTGGTAGCGGATCTGTATCGTCTACTATCTGAACTAGTTTATTATTAATGTATAGATAAAATCTTCTAATAGTTCCTATATCTTGATATTCTACTGATAGGTCGTATACCGTCGAATTTTCTTCTCCTGCCATGCGATATTGACCTGTAAATCTTCCATCATCTACGATAATGCTTGTAAGCCCTCCCCATAGTTTTACAGGAATAGCCTCATCTGTTGTAGAGTCTTTTTTAACTTTATAAAACACAATATTATTAATTGATATATTTGGATTTCCAGCATTGTCATAGGTTATATAAGATTCAATATTGTCTTCAGTCATAGCAACTATTTCAAAGTAATATCCGTTATTTGTTTCTGGATTAAGCAATACTGCTATACCTCCAGACCCTCCGCCTATACTTATGTTTTGATTTGGAAGAGCACTTGTTACCTGGTAGTAAGATGTGCTACCAATTGGAGTTTGTGCACGAGTTTCATTATTTTCAATCTTTCCAATAATTCTCATTCTAGTGCCAAATAACCTATAAGAATTATCAAGTTGTTTGTAAACATATGAAACAAAATTTAAAGGTGTTTCTGTGGTTCTAAATGATGGGCCATTCATTACTAAAGCAGAAGACTGTATTGTTCCTGCTTGTGTTGACTTTAAATTGTTAACAGCAGTTTCAGTTAAATAATTTGTAGCCATAAAGTTTTTGATAATGCCATTACGAGTGGTTTGTCTAGCAAGATCATTGTCAACCCCAGCAGCGCCTGTCGTGGTAGATGGAACTGTTGGATTTATCTCTGTAGTAAATAAATACTGAGTTTGCATATTGCATCCACGAACATATGCATTGTCTGACCAGTAACTGCTGATACCAGCAGTATGAGACACTATTGGTGTTCCAAACTGTCCACGACCATGCTCATATACTGCTCCAGGCTGTAAACGCTCAATGCCGTCAATTGTTTCATAATAGGGAATAGAATAAATACGAACTAGTCCAGTTGGATAAATCTTGCCATTAAAAGGCAGGGTAGAAAAATATCTTTGATATTCTTGATTACTTGTAATCCAAACATTGCCAGTTCCAGTTATATTAAATTCTGCTGCATCATATCTAATTATTTCTCCACTAGAGTAAAAGTATCCTTGATATCTTGTTAACCAGTATACGTTTTCTCCTAAATCAATTGTGTTATTTATAACTACCCCGCCAGATACGGTAGGTGGTGTTGCTGGTAAATCTGAGTTGATTGGCATAGCACCAAGAACATAGTTGCCTTGCTGTGATGCCACCTCATTAATTGTTTTTGTGTTTGGGGTCCCTGCTACTTCCCAAAGAAGCGCTGGCTTATAAATCCATGTCTTATCACGATCAACCATGCTTGCCTGACGAATACTTCCGTAAGTTCTTTGCAGGTATCTGGTTGTATAAGAAATCTTTCCATCATTGTAAACTTTTTTATCTTGTGATGCTATAGATATAATATTTGGCAGATTTCCAGATGAAGAGTTCTCTATTACACCCTCATCTGTTTGATTATTATTTCCAAGCAAGACAAAATCAGTTGGTCTTTCAGTTTCTGTTGGCATTAAATAATTTTTGCTCATGACCACAAAGTTATTATATTCATCAAAGAACATTGCAGTTTGTGTTGCTACAGCCAATTGATTAAGAACTTCTGCAACGTTTTGATCTGGAGCAACGAAGAAATATGGAATAATTGGATCAGATTCGTTCTCTAATCTTCTAAATGTATAGTTGGTAAATCCAATAAAATCTAAAATAGTTACTATTGCCATGCTCAGTGATGTTTCTGTCATCATTAGTCTTGGTGCTGGCATGGACTCTAAGAAGAAATAAAAATCTCTAAGTTCTATACTTATAGTTCCAGCAGTTACATCTGCCTGCGGAAATCCCTCTGAATACATTGTTTTGATAGGAACATAATAATCATAAACACTGCCGTCCGTATCTTCTACGTTAGATATTATTTCATAAAACAAAAACTTAATGTTTTTTCTAACATAGTCAGCAATTATGCTTGTAGAGTTGTTTTCATTAAATGCTTGGTCATCATCAAATACAGACATTGAACCAGTAGATGCAAGCAACTGTCCAACTGGTAAAGATGTAACTCCAACATCTGATAATATTTTTGTTAAATCGTATTTAATAGTTTTGTCTGAAAGATCAACAAGAAGTCTGGGAGAAAATTCTATTAGATCAAAGGTAGAGTCAAATTTATTCATAGTATCTACAACAATTCTCATACCTCTTATATATTCAAATTCTCTATAT